AGGTAAAGAAGGACCGCGTTGTTTTGGTTCCCCGCGTCCAATTGCGTCATATATTTTGAAACGGCGGTTGCTATAGTAATTCCACCGCTCGACACCATCGTCAGCGGAGCCGCAACAGAGAGCCCCGTCACCGCCGCAACATCCGCCGCCCGCGTTACCGCCGCTGTTGTGGTTGGGATGGGGGAGGATGCGCCGGTTCCGGCTTCAAGCGATCCCTCGTAACAATAGACCGTTCCCGTACCCACGAGGTCGTCAGGCAGAAGAGCGAAGGTGACTAAAGGCGTCGGCGTCGCCCCCGTGCTGCCGTAACCCGTGATGCGATACCAGCCGCCGCCGACTGATTGGATTGTCCACGTTCCAGTCGGTGAGCCCGAGACAGTTGGCACGCCGCCCGACCACGTAAACGTCACATCCGCAAAATTGGTCCCCGCCGTCGTGTCGCGGATCAAAATGCGCGAGCGGGTCGAAGTCCCCGCCTTCAGGAAAAAGCCGCCCGTGTAGACCGTCGAAGCTACCAGCGTCCGCGCTTCACGCATGATGCTGTTGGTGGCCGTCGCGGTGATAAGGCTCGCGTTGGTTGTCCCATCGGGGCTTACTGCCGCCGCCGCCGTGGCCAGATTTGGCCCAGCGTCCTGCCACGCAACATTGGTAAACCCGTTAGACTGGATCAGGCTATTAGTCCGCGCCTCTTCCACGAGGATGCCCAGCGAGGCCAGCGTTACCGGGTCGTAGACAAGGCGAGGGCCGTAGTATGCCGCCGTGGTCGTCGGGTAGTAGGTGCTGGGGGTCGTCTGGTAGGTGACGGCCTCGAGTTGAGCGCCCCAGAGGAAGATGCCGGAGGTGCCGTCGCCTGCATAGGACGTCGAACCGTCGTCCGCCGCAAGTACGTACAGTCGCGCCTGATTGGCCGCCGCAGTCGTTGCTACCGTAATCGAACACCGATACCAGCCGTTGCCGACGCTTTGCATAGCCGATGCTTGCGGAGCCGCCGCGCCGCCAGTCCCACCCAACGCGCCCGTTGAAAGATTGAACACCCGACCGGAGGCGCTGACGTTGTGGTAAACCAGCACGAAAGACCGCTCAGCGGCCTTAGCATAAGTGCTAATTACTGTTTGGTTTGCAGAAGTCGTGACCACTTGCAGGGCATAATGGTTCGTGGTGGCCGCGACTTCTACCAGCTTGTCCGCCGTCAGCGTCCCATCTGGCGCCGCAACGGCGTTCGCGGTAATCGTCGCGCTGTTTAGCGTCCAGCTCGCGTTGTCTAGCGTCTGGCTTTGCAGCAGCAGATTATTCGGCCCATAGACCAGCTTCCCCGTCCCGTCGTAGCCCATGGCGAGGGACGCACGCGTGAACGTAAAGCCGGGAAGCGCAGTCAGGTCGCTCACCGACCGACCGTCCAGCCCAAATGATCCGCCCGCGAAGTTCAGATCGGCGTAGGGCCGCTGCGATCCGAAAACCGGGATGATGCTTGCGGGTGTCAAGGACGGATGCCCTCAACGTCAACCGTGAACACCTCAGCCGAGGCAGGCGTGTAAGCCGCCGTCGCCTGCACCGCGATGTAAATGGTCGTGTCAGCCTGGGGGGCGATGGTGATGGCGCCTGACGACGGGTTGGCCATGCCATAGGCCCCGGCCGTGGCCGAAGCCCGGTCCATCGTCACGTCAACGAACCCACAGTGCCCGGCCATGTCAGCCACCGCCAGCGCGCCAATTGCACCCCCGGCGCCGTTGTCGCCAACCGTCCACGTCGGAAGCCGGTCAAAGAAATGCACCCGGAAGCTGGCGCTTGTCAGCGAGATGCTGGACTTGCGAAGCCGCACCCGGTCCAGCCGGAACGCATCGCCCTTCATGGCCACCGCGTTGACGATTGCAGGCGAGTTGACCGGAACAACAGTCGTCTGACGCGCAACCAGATCGTTAGCCGTGTAGGCCGTCGTATCGGCAGGGCGTGTGAGAACAGCGGTAAGAACCGCCACCCCTTGAGGAGAGTGAGACATTTAGAGCCCCGTCGTGATGTTGAAGTAGCCCCGCCGCGTCGGGATGATGTCGTTTGCGGTGAATTGCGGCGTAAACATTACGCCCTGACGCCGCCGCTCAGAGGCGATTAGCCCCGCCAACGCCGTCTGATAAAGCTGTTGCCAAAGCCCAACCCGCTCATCGTCCACCAGGTACGGCGCCGCCTGCAAAAGCGAGCCGTAGAGGTAGACGTTGGGATAGTTGGCCAAAACCCAGTTGGATGCGTTGCTATCGCTCAGGGCCGGGATCGCGGCGTAGTAGGCAAGCTCGCCCGTGTAGGCCTGATCGGGAACCGGCGAGTAACGGAAATCATCGCCGACCATCGCGAACGAGCGCGGGAACGCCGCCTGAATGTCCGTCGTCGCACGCAGGAACGCGAGGCTTTCCGGCGTCACGTTGTCCAGCGGGTAAATGTCCGTGTTCGTGGTCAGCGTCAGAGACACGATGCCGACCATATCGGACGGGACCGCCTCATATTCCGCATCAACGGTGATCGCGAGCCGCGTCATCATGCGGGGCGACTTGATCGCCTCCGGTCCCGTGCCGAACGCCTTTTCAGCCAAGGTCACGAAGTCAGGAATCACCGACGTCAGGTCAGTGCGGTGCAGCCATGACGCAATGGACGTCTTCAGCTCACTGTAGGTGGTTAGAGCCATTTTTGATCCATTCGCCAACGTGGCCGGTGTAGGACTTCGACCCCGCGACGTGCGTCAGCCGGTGTTCAGGGTCCAGCCACACCTTGCCGCCCGCATCCCGCCAATCGAGGCAGAACCGCGTGTCCTCCCCGCCCCCTCTAGGAACGTGGAAGAACGCAAAGCCCGTGAACGCAAAATGCGAGTAGACGTGTTCCGGCTTGGCCAGCGTCTCAAAGACCCGCTTGGAGAGGCACAGGAAGCCGCCGGGCAGGGTTTCGACCTCCAGCAGCCCGTTGACCGCGTAAAGCTCCTCGCCCTCCAGCCACGTCACCGGATAGGCTTCCGCGTCCTGCTTTAGCCGGTAGGCGCCCCCAACGAAGTCAACGTCGTGGCTGGCCAGTCGCAGCATTGCGCCCGGCTCCCATGCAACGTCACTATCGAGGAAAATCATCTTGTCCGCGTCGCTGGCCATGAACTGATTGGCCAGTTGGTCGCGCGCCTGGGTGATCAGGCTGCATCGCGGAAGAAACGCGACCTCAAATTCAACACCCGTGAGAGCCGCAGCCCCCTGCTCATTGAGCAGGGAGCGCGCCGTTTCCACGGTAATCCCGCCGTCATAGGCAGGAATAGCTACGAGTAGTTTCACGCAGCGCCCTTGATAGCGCCAAGCGACACCAGAGCGTTACGCAGGGCGTTGCCCTGGGCGGCGAGGGTGGCGATAGCGTTGGCAAGGATGGTGCTGTTGTAGGTGCCAGTCAGAGCGGCGATGCCGTTGGTCGCAGCGGCAGTGCCACCCGACGAATCAGTCACCGCAGCTTGAGCCGCACCCGCCGGACGGGCCAGCGGAGTGCTGCCGTAAAAGGCGATCAGGTCGGTGGCCGATTGGCCAAGCGTAGTGCCGTCCGGATTGCCGTCAGAAAGTTGCTTCACAGCCATGATGTGATCTCCTTAGACCGAAGCGGAGTTGGCAAGGCGGGTTGCCAGTTGAGGGCGAAGCGTCTTGTAGCCGTACAGGACGTCGAGACGACACGGGAGGATGTCGTTGTTGATGTCGTAGTTACGGACGACGCGCATCGAAATGCCGTCGTAGACTTCACGCGCGGCGAAATCGACGCCCTTGGGCATCACAAGGTCAGCGGTCGCAAAGGTGAACGCATCCTTGTGGTACATCATCGACTGGCCGTAGTTGGTCGAAGCCGTGCCAGAAATGGCGACAACAGCGTCCGCTTGCGGGAAGGCCGAGATGTTCTGCGTGGCGCCGGTCGTTTGCATGGCCGGGGAAACGCTGATGGTGCCAGCGCCGCCCGCGTAGTTAGCCGTGACGACAAACTGTTGCAGGATGCCCGTGGACACCTTGGTTTCAGGGTGAACAGAGAACACCGACCCGAAGGTGATGATCTCGCCCGCCTGAATGGCCCCGGTGCCGGTCTTCAGCACAACCGAAGTGGCGCCTTGGGTCGAAACCGTGGTCGTCACCGCGTAGCTGGCGTTGCCGGCGCCGCGATCTTGCGTCGACAGATGGGTGCTTTCGGCGAACTCAAAGCCCGAAGCGTAGCCCATGTATCCCTCACGGTACTGCTTGCCGACCTCGCGACCGTCCTGGAACAGACCCTTAAGGGCGTCCACAAGGCGGGCGTTGTCGAGGGTGTTCAGCAGGGCCGTGCGGCCACCAGCCGGGGTCAGGCTGTCTTCCAGCTTCTTGCGGCCTTCCAGAACCTTCGCGAAGGTGATGGCGGCAGCGGTGTTATCCACCTGATTGTAGACGTCCCGACGCATCGACAGGGCGTCGCTCTCGATGGCCGCCGAGAGAACCGCCATAGCGGGCTCGAGGATGCGCTTGGAGAAGTCGTCCAGCGACAGGGTGAGGTCAGCCGACGTAAACGCCAGATCAACACCCTTTTGAGTGGCGACTTGCAGCGTGACGCTGGTTTCGTTGGTGTCCTGCACCGACATTACACGGCCCGTACGGACGGTGTATTGGTTCGGCAGGCGGATCTTGAGGCTATCGCCGATCTTGGCGCCGGACTTGGCGAAGCTGTCATCGTACTGACGGTTGATGCTGCCGATGAAGGTCAGCTTCTGGTGCAGCACGCGGAGGGCTTCGCGAGTGACGGCGGTCGGCGTCAGAAGCGCATTGCTCATGACGAAAAGTTCCTTCTAAGGGAGGGTCGGCGTCTCTCGACGCTGATGGGGGGTTAGCCGCGCTTGCGGGCGGCCTGTGCTTGTCGGGCCTTCATCCAGGCATCAACGCTCGCCCGGTCATCCAGCCTGCCGGACGGGGCGCTATTTGCGCCGCGCACCTTTTGCGCCGGTTGCACCGATTGAGCCTTGAGGCCCTGTTGAACGGCCTTGTTCGTCTTCGCGCCCTTTTCCAGCTCCATGAGCCGGTGCATGGCCACGATGAAACGCGCGTCAGTGACTTGGTTCAGCTCTTGCGGGCTGTAACCAAACTGCGTTCCAAACTGGATCAGCTTGCCAGCCAGATCAGGGGTAAGGGCGATGTTGTTTGCTTCAAGGTAAGCCATGCTTTCCTGTGCCTGGCGTGCGCTTTCGCGTGCCGCGACCAGTGAGGCTTCCTGTTGCGCCGATTGGACATACTGCCCAGCCTCGGCGCGGGCTTCCTTCAAGGCTTGATGCTTGCGAAGGGCGCTTTGGAGCGCAAGGGCATCCTCTTGCGCCTGATCGTACTGCCCGGCAGCACGAAAAGCGGAGACCCGTTGTTCCCAGCCGTCCCAATCAATCGTCTCATAGTCCGCAAGTTGCTGCTCGACCATGACCACGCGGGCCTTGGCCTGCACGATCTGTTCGGACACCTGAGACTGTTGGGCCAGCCTTTCGCCCAATTCCCGGCGCTGTTCAGCGATCTCTTGCGTTTTGCGGGTGTAGTCCGCCTGCATCAGGAACGCGCCCTTGAGCGCCTTCGGAATGCGGTGCTTTACCCCGTCTAGGTCAACCTCTTCGGTATCGTCCTCAGGCTCTGCCTCGTCGGCGTCGCCGTCAAACTCAACGTCCAGATCGTCCTGCACGTCCTCGACTTCCGGGGCTTCCGCTTCCGGATTGGTCTCGTTTTCCATGGTGTCCCTTTGGGGGTTAGATCAGGGGCTGCGCTGTGGCTTGGCCCAATGCGGTCATCCGCATTTCTTGTTCGACCCTTGCGCGGTCGGTCTCAGCCTCAAAACGCTTGGTCTGGGCTTCGAATTGTTTCACCTGAAGTTCCGCCGCCTTCAGCGACTGGTCCGACTTCATGGCCTCGTTTTCCGCCTGGAGCTGGCCGATCATGGCCTGACCTTGCTGAATCTGCTGTTGCAGTTCCGGCGGGATGCCTTGCTGTTGGCCTTGCGGGTTCAGCGCGGCGAGGCGCTTGGCGACTTCCTCGTGTTCCGGCCAGTCCATTGACTTGGCGATCAGGTCGCCCAGCAGCGGAGCGGCTTGCGGGAACGCCTGTATCAGCGCCGTCATCTGTTCGGCGGCTTCCTCGCGGCGTGACGTGTAGGACGGGCCGGCAGCGACGATCAGGTCGTACTTGCCAGCGTCCAGCGCGTACACCGCCGGGATAGGCCGCCCCTCGCCGTCAACAACCGGCTGGCCCTTTTCGTCCAGCGCCTGCGTTTCCTGGTTCACCGGCACATTGCGGGGCGAGCCGTCAACGCCCATCACGCGGATGATACGCTCCGTCGAGTACACATGCGGAATCAGGTCAATCAGGATGCGCCCGGCGTGGCGAATGGCCCGGCTCAAATTGTCCACGAAGTGGAACGTGGACACGTCCCCTTCCCGCTGGCGAGCCATGATCGCCCGCCCGCTGGTCTCGTTAGACCGGGCGCCGAGCGAGGCGTCATAGATGCCAAGGATCGCCTTCATCTCGTCAGACGTAGACAGGGCCTCTTGCAGCGCGCCAGCCGGAACGCCAGCGAAGCCTTGACGCTGCGGAGCCTCTGGCCCGTCGTACTCAATGAAGGCGTGCGTCGCGCTATTGGCCGTCTCCCATTTGCCGCGCTCTGTCTCAAACGCACCGACACGCCCGATAAACGGCGCCTTGGGGGCAAGGGCTACCAGCTCCGTCGCCATCGTGCGCCAGTAGTTATACATCCGCTGTGCATCTTTGGCGTCGCGGATCAGCGAGCGGAAATGCCGCTTGCCCTCAACGTTCACCTCGTCACCGTAAACCGGGACGATGGGGATATACTTGCCCGGCCACTCGACCGTGGACAGAACCTCCGCCCCGGTCATGGTGTATTGCGTGACCTTATAGCCCTCGATCTCACGGGGCGAGCCGACCACCGCAATTCCCTCAGCCTCAAACGTCGCCTGGTGCG